ATGCCCGGGGAGGGCAATATACCCGAGCTTTACATGCCCGTCGCCCGTGGCACTGTCTACATGACCGACAACCCCGCCAGCGCCGTCGACACCATGGTCGACCGCCTTGAGGACGGTCACTATGACATCAGCGACGCCGACCGGGACCTCCTCCTCGACCTCGACCGGCAGATTCGCCTGCTGGGCCCCAGTGAGTTCTCCGACCACCGCCACGAGTTCCTGCTGCGGCGTGGGCTCATCATCGCGAAGCGTGTCGGCGGGCTCGCCGATGGCGTCGACGACCGCGAAGCCGCGGAAGATATCGTCCAGTGGATCAACACCGAACAGACCGGCAGTCCCGAGACGAACAAGGACTACCGCGTCGCGTTCCGCACGATCGGGAAGATCGTCACCGACGGTGACGAGTATCCGGACGCTGTCGAGTGGGTCCCCGGCGGGTATCCCGACAACTACGACCCGGCACCAAACCCCGCAACCATGCTGGACTGGGCCGACGACATCCAGCCGATGCTGGACGCCTGCCTCAACTCCCGCGACCGGGCACTGGTCGCCCTCGCATGGGATCTGGGCCCCCGCCCCGGCGAGCTCTACGACCTCACGCCCGGCGATATCGTCGACCACGACTACGGCCTGCAGGTCACACTCAACGGGAAGAACGGTCGCCGGTCGCCCGTCCTCGTCCCATCGGTCCCCTATGTCCGCCGATGGCTCGACGATCACCCCGGCGGCGACACCGACCCGCTGTGGTGCAAGCTCTCGTCGCCAGAGAGCATCTCGAACAACCGTGTCCGTGACGCACTGAAAGACGTCGCCGACCGCGCCGGCGTCGACAAGACCGTCACGCCGACGCACTTCCGAAAGTCCTCGGCCAGCTATCTCGCCTCGCAGGGCGTCTCGCAGGCCCACCTCGAAGAACACCACGGCTGGACGCGTGGATCCGACATCGCGAGCCGGTACATCGCCGTCTTCGACGACGCCAGCGAGCGGGAGATCGCCCGCGCCCACGGCCTCGATGTCGAAGCTGACGAACCCGACTCTGTCGGCCCCATCGTCTGCCCGCGCTGTGAGCAGAAGACGCCCCGGGAGAAAGACGCCTGCGTGTGGTGTGGCCAAGTCCTCTCCCAGTCCGCGGCCGAAGAGGCCGAACGCCAGCGACAGGATGCGATGGACAGCATGGTCGCCGCCGACAGCGACCTTGCCGAAGCCATCGCGACCGTCGAAGCTGAAATCGGCGACGACGTCTCCATCCGTATCGAAGGACTGGACGAGTGACTCAGACATCGTAGCCAGCCTCCCGAAGAGACGCAAGCCAGTTTTCCGCATATTCGGCGTAGGGAACGTCGCTCTCGGCGATGGTCTGCAGCTCTTCGTGGACGTTGTACAGCGTTTCGAGTCGGTCGTCGTCAGGGTCGTCAATTTGTGTATCAGCAGTTTTACTCATCAGAAATCAGCCTCCTGCAGTGACTGTTCGGGATCCTCGCGAACGTCGCGAGCGACGGCGTGAAGTTTCCCTCGGGCTCGCAGGTCCGGCGCCGGCGCGGTTACCCCCTCGAAGGAATCGCGCTGGCGCCATCGCGTGGCGAGTTCGGTGGTGATACGGCCCAGTCCCTCACACAGCGCACAGCAATTGTCGCCGTGCATGCAGTGGCCCTTCGCGTGACAGATATCGTCGATGCATTCGACGTGTTCACCGGTGCCACCACAGCGAATGCAGTCGACCCAGTCAGCGTTGCCCCGGGTGGTGGTCATGGTATCGCCCCCACGATGAAGGCGGTCACGACCAGCGAGGCGAGCCCCAAGAGCAGCATCACAAGACCATGATGAACCGGCTGCATCAGGCCTCACCCCGGTAGCCGCTGGCGTCGGTTACCTGGTCGTACACACCGACGGTGTGACAGAACAGGCGCGCTCTGGCTTCCCGAACGTTCAGCTCGTCAGCGACGTCGCCGAGGTAACTGAGTCCCTCACGCTGGCGTCCCTCAACTCTCTCGACGGCATCACGGATATCCTGTGCTGTGACACCCGGCGGCAGATCTCCATCCGACTCAGTCGTGACGCCACCGTCGGCCTCGGCCTCTTGTGCACCGGCGCTGTCCTTGTCGATAGGGTCACCGACGCGGTGGTCATCTCGCTTGCTTTCGTCGACAAGTGAGTAGAGCTGTCGGCGGCCGTCATCGGGATCTGCCCGCGACTCGACGCGCCCCATCTCTTCGAGGGCGTTGAGATTCGTTGAGATAGCCTGCAAGCTCCGCTGGGTAATGTGTTTTAGCTCGGCACTGGGGAGCTCACCATGCTCGGCGAGGGCAGCGAGTACCTCCTCGCCTGTTGGCGGTAGCTCTGACAACTCGTCGTCGTCAACAGCGACTTCGACGTCGGCATCGGCCGCCTCGTCATCTGTGTCATCGGCCGTGTCAGTGGAGCCCGCCTCTTGCTCGGTGGCATCACCGTCGACGTCGAACCCGAGCCGGTCGGCATTGAACTGGACCCGCGGGAGGGAAAACGCACGCTCGCCCCACTCGTCGGTGAGCCGGTCGATAACGATCTCGATCTGGGCGTCATCGTAACAGCCCGTGGCCGTGCCGTCGTCGTGGACCTGCTCCTCATCGGGTAGGTGGTCGACGACGAAACGTCGGGCGAGCTCCCAATCGTCGACGTCGATGATCTCGACCGGGTGCGTGGTGAGGCCGGCTTGCTCGGCGACCCACAGGCGTTTGTGTCCTTCAACGACCTCGAAATCTTCCGTGCCGTCGACGGGGCGGACGACGGGGAACGAGCCGGTCCAGCCGTCGTTACGGACACGATCGATGTAGCCGCAGTTCCCCTCACGGTCGAATTCGCGAACGGCGTACGGCGCTGGCTCGATGGCGTCGGGACTGACTGTCTCGATGTGACTCTTGGCCTCTAGAATCTCGATGCTATCGCAGTGGGCGACGTAGGCCGTCCCGATATCATCGTCGCGGTCCACGTTGACCGCGTCACGGAGCAGGACATGGCGGTCGTGGTGGTGCAGGCGCTCGGCCCAGCCCTCGTAGGTGGTGCCGTCGTTGCCGACGACACGGACTCGTTCACCCCGGAAGTGACCGTCGAGGGCGTCGAACAGCGGGTTGCTCACAGACTGAGCACCTCCCGCACTGCCGCGACGATATCTGCTGGCCGTCGACCGTGGATGTAGGGGTGTAACGTGCGATCGTAGCCGCTGTGGACGGAACAATACGAGACGTAGCAGCCTTCGGCCTGCATGTGGTTCGCAGCGGCGACGTGACGCCGGTGCATGTCCCAGAGATTAGGGCTAAGCCCGGGTCCACCCGGCCGGTTCTCGATAGCTGGCCGTCGCGTCATGATATCCGCCTCCGAACGGTGTCGACGTGCCACCACGCGGTCATGACTGTCCAGTCGTCGTTGGCCTCCGCGCCGGTCGGGTAGCCGCCCGGCCAGACGTGGGTTGCCTCACCAGTGTCGATGAGATAGACCGTCGCGACGTGTTCACCGCGGACCCGAGCCGCAGCCTTTTCGATGGCCTCGCCGTCGTCGTCCAGGACGCCAACCTCGCCGTCGACGTCGTAGGTGTCGCCCTCAGACATCGTCGTCACCACCCTCGAAAAAGCACTCAACACAGCTGTCGAGCCAGTCGCCCTCTGGTCCGGGACAGCCAACGACGCCGTGTTGGCAGGTAGTGTCTTGGTCGCCGACGCCGGTCAGCTGGGCCGTGGTCGCGATGGCGTCGCGACGGCTCACGCCACCGTCCGTTGCAACGCGCTTGACCTCAACATCATGCCGTTCCTTGCGTTCGTGGCGCTCGGCTTCGTCGCTCGCCGACACGAGATCCTGCGCGGTCTCGGACCACGAGCAGTCCTGACAGTCAGCAACCGCCATCAGTCCGTACCTCCCTCGACCAGCGTGGCTTCGTCAGCGGTCACAGCCCGGGGCGCTCCATGGAGCAGGTCCTTCGCAGCGGACCGGGTAGCGACCTCCCGGAAGTAGGGGTCCTCGTTTTGGAGTCGGTCCAGCGACGAGTAGCCAGCGATGAAAAACCGCCCCTCATCAGGAACGTACTCGATCTCGTTGAACCCAGCGCTTGACCAGGTCACTACGACGAGGTCGCCGCCGGTGTGTTGGATGGCCCGCAGCCAGTCAATCGGGCGCGGTTCGTCGGCGGGAATCTCGCCACACAGTGCCGCCCGGACACGCTTGACCGTCTTGCGTTGGCCGTTGTCGGCCTCGTCGAGGGCGGCCAGTGCGGCGTCGGTCGCAGACTGGTCGGCCGGTAGTGGGAGCTGGTCCAGGTCCCACGAGAGGTCCTCGTTCGGTGGGTGGCTTCGCGTCGCAGGCTGGCGTGATGTGGCCGCCATCTACGCCACCTCCTCGCCGTGCTTGCGGTCCCATTCGAACTCGTAGTCGACCTCATCGAGTTTGTGCCGCAGCGAGGGCCGCTGGTCGCTACGACCGCCGTGTGGCTGGTCGAGGACACACTTCGTGCAGGCCGGATACAGCCGGCGGTGACACTCCCGCCGGGTCATGTCCGCTGGATCATCGGTCGTGAGGTCGGCACAGTCCGGGTCGTCGTGATAGCAGATGTCGCCGCGGCCACTTGTCCGGACTCGGTAGACGGTGTCGTCGAGGTCGCCGTCGTCTTGCTCGATCCGATGGCGTCGTTCGTCACGGGTGATTGCGCCGGCCATCAGCACCACGCCTCCCGCTCGACCACGACGTTGCTCTTGATCCATTCCTCGGACTCAGTCGTCGCGACCGTGACGTTCGCGAACGCAGTGAGCTGGATGTCGGCCGTCGGCGCGAGCAGCACACCGGTCGGGTCCTCGATACAGGCCATCTCCTCTGGCAGGGTGTGCTGGCGTTCGCGGGCCCGGCGCTGGGCGCGCGCGGAGGCTTCCGACATCAGTCGTCACCCCACGAGCCACGGAACGTCTCCTCGACGGTCACATGCACGGACACGTCGACGCCGTCGGCCGCCGAGTGTCGCGCCGCGCGTTCGAGGTCATCCGCGAGCGTGCGGAGTTTCGAGGCGGCCTCGATGCGGGTGTCCGCAGTAGTGTCGTTATCGAGGTGGTCGTCGGCAGTGTTATCGGCCTGTGGGCCAGCGGTGCTAGTGGAGGGACAGGCCCCTATCTGAGTCCTCTCCGGGTGACTCGCGTCTTCGCGCGAGTCCGTTTTCTGAGTGCTTCTGTGTTCTGGAGTATCACGACCGTCTGCACGGTCGACTATGCCGCTCTCGTTGGGCTCACTTTTATGAGCCCGATGTCCGTCTTTGTTCATGCTCGGAAACCTCATGCTGAGGTTCGACCCGAGCCCGGCGTAGTACCAGTACGCCGGCCTTTCGTGGGCCGGAAGGCCCGGGTCAAATAACTCTTGAGTTGCCCGATTAATAGTTCTTGCTGTGAGACTCACAGCAAATAACCTATAACTAGGTACAGATTTATACAGTCAGTGTCCGTATAGGTGCTTACCGGAATCACTATGAGTTTCACAGCGCGACAGTGCAACGTGGTTAGACAACGTGCAGAGTGGATGCGCCCCGTTGATGAACACATCTTGGAGACGATGCGTGACGAGGGCAACATGACACCTGATGCGTTGGAAAACACATTCGACGTGACTGTCGCCAACTACGCCAGTAACCGGCTCTCGGAGCTGGCAAAGTATGGACTTGTCGAGCGGTTGGGAACTGGCCTGTACCGACTCACCGACGACGGTCGGGCCTTTCTTGACGAGGAACTCGACGCCAGCACGCTCGACCCCGTCGACGAGTCCTGACATTCTCACGCGGGCTGTGCTATCAGCGATAGCTCATCTTCCAGCCAGTCGGGCGTCTCGATATCGGCGAGTTCTCCATCGCGGTACGTGCTCTCGACGTCCATCTCGCCGGACAGACTGACTTGGCAGATCCAGCGCCGGCCATCGGGGTGCGTGACCTTCAGTCGGTGGCCGTCCTCGCTGCGGCCCTGCTGGCGCACCTCAACTTCGTTGCCGGCGTAGTCCCGGATACTCATTTTCTGTGGCATACACGCTACACCGAGGGGTGGATATTGCTTAAAAAGGTGCTAGATGTCCGAATAATCTGCTGGAGCGTGTCATACAATAGTTCTCAACAGTTATTATCCATGACACCAATATTGAATAAAACTAATAACTGACGAAGATACGGGCTTATGCGCGAAATGAAAACTGTATAATCGCAGGTAGAGGGTGTGAGATGTATTCTATGATACGCTGTGTTGTGTTGAATAGCGCCTCCTAAGCCACGGTGAGGCAGCGCCGGTTCTGAGATTGCTGGCACTAGCCCCTGACAAGTCGACTCAAATTTCTACTGTCCTAACCAGCACCGCTATTCAACACAGCAGAATAACCGGGCCGTGCTCCTTGCGCTGTGTCTCCGGATTGTCGTTGCAATCGACAATTTCGCGCGGGGAGATAATCCGGTCCGTGAGAAACTCACGCTATGAGACAGATTCTATGACAGGCTCCATCCAATTGGCCCTTTCTGACCAGCCATACTATGCTGTAGAACGACACACGATAAGAATGGTTGCGTAATTCAGCCAGCCTACTTCTTTTACGATGGTTTGATAAGACGAGACGGTAGAGTTGAAGCAACTTCGTATATGAGCGTTCAGGAAACTGAAGACATTGACAAGGACGCCATACAGGAGTTGGTAGACGGCTACCAATCTCATTCTCCCCACGAGCGGAAGCAAATGAAGGAAGCCACCGTCCGACAGCAGTTCATCAATCCCCTTCTTCGAGCGCTCGGATGGGATACGACGACAGACCAAGTGAAACCTGAACAGCGGACACTTGTCGGAGAAGCCGACTACGCATTGAGTCTCAATGGACGTGAACAGTTCTTCATTGAGGCAAAGTCGTTCTCGGAAGACCTCGACGGGAGTCGTCGGGTGAGCAGTGACGAAACACAGCCCTATGCCGAACAAGCGATAGACTACGCATGGCACCAAGGGTGTGATTGGGCTGTCCTGACCAACTTCGATGAACTCCGACTCTACTTTACGCACGTCAGCAAGGACAACCTTGAAACTGGTCTGGTATTCACTCTTTCAGCGGATGAGTACACATCTGAAGACGGGTTCGAACGACTGGCAAATCTCTCTAAAGCCGCTGTTGCGGACGGGTCACTTGACCGACTGGAAAGAACACGAGAGCGTGATACAGTCACCGAAGAGATTCTGAACGTCCTATCAGAAGCACGTCGTCGCCTCACACAGGACGTACACAACTCTCACCCTGACCTGTCGATGGACGAACTTCGAGACAGCGTACAGAGAATTTTAGACCGGGTAGTAGTCATGCGTGTCGCGGAAGACCGTGGTGTGATACCCGCAGATACGTTACTGAATATGGCCGAGTCGTGGGAACAGACCACGATTAATCCAGACGTGCGGACACTGGTTCGTGACCTGAAAAACGCGTTCCGTGATTTCGATTCAGTCTACAACTCCGAGTTGTTTGCGGAACACCCATGCGAAGATTACGAAATCTCAAACGACGTACTGTTAGATACTATCGACTCGCTGTACGACTACAACTTCTCGTATATAGATGCTGACGTACTCGGGAACATCTACGAGGACTATCTCGGTCACGCTATTGATGATAAATCCGAGGACTTGGAACTGGTCGAACATCCGGATGAACGTCAAGAAGAAGGCATCTACTATACGCCAGTTCCGGTGGTTGAATACATCGTTGAGAGCGTATTGGGCGACCGACTTGACGCTATAATGGCAAACGTTCGAAGAGAGTTGGAAGGCAACGAGCCAGATTTTGAAGCCGCCCGTGACGAGTTCAACGCTATCGAGGGCATTACTGTCTTGGACGTGTCATGTGGGAGTGGCAGTTTCCTGATTAAGTCATTCGACCTACTGGTAGACGCTTACGAGGAGTTCCGGTCACTGGTTCGGTCGGTAAACGGAGATATGGGCATACATGAGTATTCAGCCGCCCAAACAGTACCGTCCGACTACAAGCGACACATCCTTCGGAACAATATTTTCGGAGTGGACTTGGACTATCAGGCGACCGAAATTGCCACGGTAAATCTGTTATTGAAAGCACTGGAAAAGAACGAAAAACTACCAGCGATACTCGAAGACAACATTCGCACCGGAAACAGCCTGCTGAACGGGTCGCCCGAGGAAGTGGCGGATATTCTCGATATTACCGTAGAGGAAGCCGAAGAGATGGGTGCGTTTGAATGGGAAAAAGAGTTCGACCACATCTTTGAGGAACGAGGGGGCTTCGACGTGATTGTCGGCAATCCGCCGTGGGGTGCAGAAATGGGCGGATACGACGCGTGGTTGGAAAGTGAGAGGGGATACGAACTGGCTGAGGGCCAATACGACTCGTATGAGCTCTTTTTAGAATTAGGAGAAGATGTGTTAGCAGAGGGTGGGACACTCGGTTTCATAGTTCCTGACAGCCTGCTAAACAAGAATACATTGCCTCTCCGTCAGTGGTTGGTTGAAAACCAGCGAGTAAATCAGGTTTTCAAACTTGGTGAGGGTATATTTGATAATGTCTATGCTGGAACTGCTATCGTTCAGTACACAAATGAATCCCCTACAGATGAACACGAGGCGAGGGTTGGGCTGATACAAAAATCCGACCGGCAACGGATGATGGGTAGCGGTGGTGAGGCTCTTTCAAGTATTTTAGAAAATAGAAAGAATGTCACGAAGCAACGGCGGTTTGCGGAAGATGACGAATATCAAATCGCTGTCTGGGCAGGCGAAGAAGACTATGAAATTCTGGATATAATGGAAGCGAACACCGTTGCATGGGATGATGTAATCGACAACGGTCGGGGCGACGAGATCGGTCGAGAAGGGAATGTCATGAAATGTCCTTATTGTATGGAGTGGGATACATTCCCACGCAAACGGGCAGAAAGCAAAGGGGGTGGCTACTACGACAAGACCTGTTCACATTGCGGAGAAGAATACGAGTTTGAGGAAGCAATTAGCACTCGAAAAATCATCCAAGAAGAGCCGACAGAGGACTGTGATACTCCAGTCTACTTTGGCGAACACGTCAATCGCTACCGGATGAGTGACCGCGCATATATCGACGAAGGTGTTGATGGTGTAGGATTGAAAGATAATTGGCGATATGAGCCGCCGAAACTGCTTATTCGGCAGGCGAGCGTTGGCTTCTTCACTACCGTCGATTACTCTGACGCTCGGTGTCTTCAGGCAGTCTTCTCGTTCCGGCCCAAGGACGACCGAGAGGAACCGTTCAGTAACTACGACATTGAATACTTCCTTGGCTTCCTGAACTCACGGGCTATGCTCTACTACTACTCGAAGACTCAAGGTATCGTAGAGTGGCAATCGTATCCACGCCACACGCAGACAGATATTATGTCGCTCCCTATCCCGGTTGTTGATTTTGACGACCCTGATGAGAGAGAAGCCTATGACAAGTTCGTAAACTTGGTCAAAAATGCCACCAGTGACGATGAACAAATAGACGAGGACTTGGATTGGGAAATTGAGCGTGCGGCGTTAGACCTATACGATATTCCAGACGAGAAACGGCCTCGAATCTGGAACGAACTCAAGAAACTTCAGCGTCTCCGGATTATCCGAGAACTATTTCCGGACGCTGGCGAAGACGACTAATTTCACTCTCGACTACGGTCAACCGTCTTGGCCCCACGAGCCGACCCGACCATCAGACCGCTTCCACAACACGCTGGCAAAGACTACTACGAAGAACTCCTCTCACCCAGCGGTCTGAGAAAACCCCCGCACAGCAATTAATCTTGCAGGCCAGATTGGAGTGCTCTACTCAGGTCGATATCGTAGCCGGGCCGGACACTCTGGTCGATAACCGCATACCGCCGGTCCCGCGTTGAGCCCAGCCGCTCAACAAGGTCATACTCATCGAGCTTTCGGAGCTTCCGGCGCTGTGACCGCTCCGCCAGCGGCGTTCGCGAGCGGCCGTCGTACGCTCGATCCGCGACAGCGTCGTAGCGGTCATGCAATGTCTCACCGTCGATCTCCCCGGCGTCCCGTACCAGAGCGTAGAGCAGGTGGTGATGGAACGACAGCGAGTCCAGCGCTGCCTGCCGCATCCACTCCCGGGCCAATGGATATGCGCCGGCGACGTCTTCATCGCGAACAGTGTGGTGGTCCCGATCCTGTGCCAGTGTCGCCGCGGCCAGCAGCGAGTAGATCCCGAAGCGGGCGACGCCGGCGACCTCGTCGGCGATCATTTCGAGCTGGCGTCGAGCGACGACGCCATGGTCCAGTCCCTTTTCCGCGCGGGGTTCGAGAATGTCGGCCAGCTCATCGGTGCCGTAGCGATCCAGCGCCAGCGTCTGTCCGTGCAACCGATGGGTGATCCGTCTGGGGGCGTGGGTCAGCCACTCGGTAGCGTCGTAGCAGATGATCACCAGCGAGATGCCGGTGACATCAGCCAGCCGTTCGAGCGCCTTGGTGTCGTGGATGTCAGAGGCCTCGTCGAGGATAACCACCAGCGGGTCCTCAACTCGCTCGCGCAAGGAGAGACACAGGTCTTCGAGCGGCGTGTTGGTAGCGGGTTTGGGCCCGACCGCCGCCAGTACTTCTCGGATGATGCTCGCCGTCGACGCTCCCATACACTCGACGTGGGTGTAGTCGAGATCGTGGCGCTCGGACAGCTGGCTGAGTGTGTGTTGCGCCAGGACAGTCTTCCCAACGCCGGGCGACCCTTCAATGAGGAGGTCGTCGCCTTGCTGACCGCATTTTGTGGGTGCGAGCGCGGTGGCAAGCCGATCGACGGCAGCGTCGCGATGGAGGAGGCGTTGCGGGGCGTACTTGTCGTCAAAGACCGACCGGTCCGCAATCATGTCAGCGACTGATGATAGCGTGGTATATAAATGGGTGCGTGATGTCCGGAAACGTATTTTTGTTCGTCCCAAATGATATTACCTTTGGATATCATGATTATGTTGTATGAAAGTAGTGGTCTGTGGGCCCCCTCATTCTGGCAAGAGTACATTCACTGCCTGCATGATTCAGGTTATCCGAGAACGTAAACGAAACCGCTCATACAATATCTCATTCACATGGATGCCATTGGATGTCACAGATAATTCACTGGCGGCGCTTGTCGACACCGACGACGAGGTTGAACAAAAGCGGGATGTAGAGTGGTCTCAAGAGCGTGCTGAGGAACGGCAAGCTATGTTTGAGGGGCGAGACGAGCGACTTGTCTTGGCCGATGCACCAGGTAAAATAACGGACGAGCTGCAGACAGTCATTCAACCAGCTGACGCGGTAATCGTACTTGCCAGTCGTGAAAAAGAGGACATGGTCGAAGACTGGAAACTAGCCGCGAAAGAATGCGGCTTAGATATTTTTGCAGAACTAACAACAGTACTAGAAGATGATATTGGGGCTGGCTGGCTTGATCGACAAGAGCGTCAAGGAGTACTCCGAAGTATCGAGAGAGCCGAGTTTGAACAGCGACAGATCGATGCTCTGGAGGACCCAACGCGCCGCGTAGTCAAACAGCTTGTAACGGATTTGCTCAAGGAATGTGAGGCAGAGGATTAGTTATCTGCCAACTCGCTGTATGCGGATTCCATTTCGCTGACAATCTCTTCGAGATCGTCAACGGTGGTCTTCAGCGATGTGCGTTGACAGACCAACTGCGCGCGGACCTGTTCTGCAGCGTTGCTCAACTGTTCAAACGTCTCTTCACTGGGGGCGTCGTCAGTTTCGTAATCTGGCGACCCACGGAGTTGGTTCCAGAGTCCTTTGGTATCATCTACTTGGACACGGAGGTCCTTTCGGACTGCCTGTGCACACAGCCGGTTGTACAATTCTTTGTCCCCGGTGACATCGATGGGATCGCTTTGGATGATCACATTGTTTACCACACTCCCGTTGATTTGTGACTCGGAGTCGATTTCGATCCGGACCGCTTCGCTCTCACTTCGGTAGGTGAGGTACCACTCATCCGTGTCTTCAGAGGCGTACTCATCTGTCTTGAGCCAGCCTCGTGCATCGGCGAACTCCTCCAAGTCGTTGTACGTGAAGCCTGCGGGGATATTTCTGATCTCAAGCTTGACATCCCCGTTCTCTTCCACAACTTGGACATCAACCTCTGTCTCTGGATCGAGCTGGTATTCAGAGGCAAAGTGTGCATCAAAGTGGAGCGATACGCCGCCGCCGCTACCACTGGCGGAAAGTTTTTTCCTGAAATGCTCAAGTGGTGGCCCGTCTTTGTTGTCGGGATGTCCATCACCACGGTCAGTCATTTCTGTCATGTACATATGATTCCAACAGCCCCGATTATATAAAACCTGCTCCGTGGGTACTATCTTCGATAATAGCTTTATATGGTGGTCGGAAAACGATAATCTTGTCTTTTAGTTATATTCGGTTTACTCCTCGTTGAAGTCTATGCGTACCAATGGTTGGACCATGTGATAGCCATGTTACGTCTTGGTATCAGGAGTAATTGCCTCGCGCGCGAGTACACACAGTTGGCTTCGGCGTCGAGATGGTGTCTCCCCTGTAAGGACAATTGGAATCAAATATCTCCCGGTTGGCTACCATATCCGCGACTGTGACGATAGGTCGGATAAAAGTCTACTCCAATACCCGAAGCGGTGGGATCAGTCAAGCAGCTGCTCAGCGTACCACTGCGAGTGAACGAACCGCTGTGGACACCACTGCTCGTGTGGGAAGTCGTCGATGTTCGTCGCCACAGCCCTACACTCGGTACATCGAATCTCGCCGGTCGGCCGGCGTGCGGTCAGCCCGCCCTGCCCGACCGAGGCCTCCTCGAAGACGAGTTTGAACGTCGTTGACGGGTCAGCGAAGGACTTCATTTGAGATCGACCTCCAAGCCACTCGACCGTCGGTACGCCAACAACGCGAGTCGGTCGCGTGGGAGCGGCACGTACACGCCCAGCCGCAGCGACGAAAGCGGCGTCAGCTCGACATGGGCCCAGTTGATGCGGCCCTGCCCGTACTGCATCTCGGTCATGCCAGGACCTCCGCACCTTCGATGTCGATGCTATCGACGATCTCCGATCCAACGTAGACCCACTGACAACCGTTCCAGCGCTCCTCGACGCGACGCCAGCCGCCCTCGTCACGCGGTTCGTAGCGATCCCGCTGGGCTGGCCCCCGGAGTGGCTCGCGTCGCACGACGACCGCGTCGGTCTGGTCCGGACTCATCGGGACACCCCGGTATCGATGTGTAGGCCGTCGTCGATAGCGTCGTAATCAACGCCGGCGGGGATTGCGCGCTCGCCGCGTGCGAACTCGACGCGTCGGATGTGCTTGCAGCCACCGGAGGGTCGCCGGTGGATCATGTCCGGACAGTCACAGCAGGGAACGTGAGGCGTGACGATGTAGCGCTGGCCACGATTGTAGACCGCGACCTGCTCGTCACGGGTGGCGGGGTCGTCTGGGTAGACGTCCATGTGCTCGGTCAGTGCCGCCACATCGCGCTGGTCCATCTGGGCGAGGGCGTCGATGTCGACAGCTGCCGCCATCAGTCCTCACCCTCCATGTAGCCGCCGTCCTCGAGCGCTTCCCTCACTGCGAGGGCATGACCTGACCCGTAGCCACGACCGACGGGTGTCGTCCCGATGGAAATGAGGCCCGCTTCGCGGTCGTAGACGCGGACCTCGTGGTCGATACCACCGACGCCCGTCATCCGGCTGCGAATGGCGACCGTCCACTCGCCGTCGGTCGCCCAGCCGCCGGGCAGGCCGGCGTCCTCGATCTCTTCGAAGCCGCGGTCGGCCAGCGCGTCAACAAGCTCGCTCATCAGGCCTCGGCCTCCTCGGGATAGAGGTCTCGAATGACGGCGCGGTACGCATCGCGAGCGTCGGCGTCGACGGTGTTGCCGTGGCCCTCCGGCCGCGAGATGACAGCCTTCCAGTCCGAGAGCGGCCGCACCGTGTCACCATTGCCGGCGGCCTGTGACTCGATCACGACAGCTCGGCCACCGTCGGCCGTAACATACATCGTCTGGATAGCCGGCCGTTCGCGGTTGGCGACGCCGGTTGCCTGCCCGCGACCGTTCGTGTCGAACTCCAGCTGGAGGCCGGGTCGCGTCTCGACGGCGAAGTACCGCTCTTCGTCAGCGGCGGCGTCTTCGCGAGTGCCGTTGTCGGCCCACGTCTCCGGGACGGTCTCTGGGTTGTCTGACTGATCGATCCACTTCCAAACTCGGTCCGTGCCGGACGACTTTTGTCCGGTGCGCGTGTTGATTGACATGCTTCGGTTGGTCGAAGCGCGGGCGGTGTCTGAAGCACCGTCCGAATTCTCGATTTGCTCCGGCGAGCTCCCGCGCTTCATATCTACACGTTATTCTGCCACCACTATAAACCTATGGGTTGTAGGTTAGTGGCAATAGGTTTATGGCGGTAGCCTACCACTTTTACAACGGAGATGAGTACAGCTGAACCAATCATGGACGCAGACGACATGCGTGACGCAGATTGGGCCATCCTCGAAGTACTTCGCGAAGGTCGAGCGAACGCCCCGCTCATCGCTGAGCAGGCGGGATACTCGGCCCAGTACGTTCGAGAACGGCTCGGCCGGCTCAAGCAAGACGATATCGTGGAACCGCTGGGTCACGGCATGTACGCAATCAATCCAGAAGAGATTCCGAACAGGGAGGACGGTGATGCCTGATATCACTGTGGAACCAGACTACGTCGACGAAGACTTCGAGGCCGCCATCGAGGAGGTCATCGCTGCCGGGAAGCTCGTCACGTCCCGGCGTGTGGCTGACCGTGTCGGTTGCTCGCGAGAGCGGGCCCGACAGTACCTGGTCAGTCAGCACGAACAGGACAACCTCGACCGCGACCGCGTCGGCGGCGGGGCCGTTGTGTACCTCCCACCAAGCCACGAACTCGATGATGTTCGACAGTACCGGTCTGCGTCGGCACAATCGGATGTTGCGCCGGCACAATCGCAAGACAGCACGGGTGACGTTGTGCCGGCACAAGACCAGTCTGCGCCGGAGCAATCAGACGACGAGCGTGTCATGTTCTTCCCCGGCCGCCGAGAGATCGTCGTCGATAACCCTACTGCAGCGACCCGTAGCATCTTGTCGAAGACGTCGCACCTTATCGACTCAACTGGCGATGGCTACCTGCACAAAGTGAGCGAGGCTGATGTCTGGAACGCACCCTACGACGAGTTCGAGACGCTGGTCGAGGACCTCAAGTCTGTTGTCGGAGATGATGAGTGGGACGGTGGCTTCGAGAGCCGGCTCCAGGACGACTGGGACCGCGCCCACCAGTTCCGTCTGCGCACACACGAGGACAGCTACACTGTCCTCCAGGCCGCGGATGTCGATGTCTTCGAGAACGTCGCGAAGCGCAAGCTCGAACACAACGACCACTACACCCAGTACTTCGGCGACACTGGGATGCGACTCAAAGCGGGAGCCGAGGCCGATGTCAAACAGCGTCTCTACGAAGAGGGATATCCGGTCATCGACGAGCGTCGCCTGGACGAGGGTGCGACCCTGGACGTCCAGCTCGTCGACGACATCGAACTGCGGGACTACCAGCAGGACTGGGTTGACCACTTCGAGGCGAGAAAGAACGGTGTCTTCGTTGGCCCGTCTGGGTCTGGGAAGACGATCGGCGCCATCGGAGCGCTGGAAGGCATCGGCGGCGAGACGCTCATCCTCGTCCCGAATCGTGAGCTGGCCAGTCAGTGGGAGGACGAATTGCTTGAGAAGACGAATCTGCGTCGTAGCAAAATCGGCCAGTACCACGGTGGCGAGAAGCGTATCCGACCAGTCACGATAGCGACCTACGACACGGCGGCGATGAGCCGTCACCGAGAGCTGTTCAACGAGCGCGAGTGGGGCCTTGTTATCGCTGACGAGTGCCACCATGCAGTCGCCGACACCTGGAAGCGGTTCCGCGAGATCCAGTCTGTCGCCCGACTCGGCTTGTCCGCAACACCGGTCCGCGAGAGCGGCGACGCCCAGGAGATCTACACCCTGATCGGGCCGCCTGTCGGAACTGACTGGGGCTCGTTGTTCGCCGACGGCTGGGTCGAGAAGCCCGACGTCGAAATTATCACGGTCCCGTGGGGGTCAGACGACGAGCGCGAAAGCTACCAGCGCACGTCAGGGAACCGCCAGCTGATCGAAGCGGCGCGGAACTCAGCCAAGACGGATGTCGTCCGATCGCTGCTGGATCGCCACGGTGATGCGAAGAATATCATCTTCGTCGACTGGATCAAGCAGGGCCAGCAGCTAGCCGAGGCGCTGGATCTGCCCTTCATCTACGGCGAGACGAGCCACGACCGTCGCGACGAGTTGTACCAGCAGTTCCGTGACGGCGGCCTCGAGGCGCTCATCATCTCTCGCGTTGGCGACGAAGGCATCGACCTCCCCGACGCCGAGGTCGCGATCCTTGCGTCGACGATGGGTTCGTCGCGGTCCCAGACCGGACAGCGAGCCGGGCGGACGATGCGGCCGATGGGCGATTCCCGGGTGTACGTCCTGCTGACTCGCGGCTCTGGAGAGGAGGACTGGGGTCGTGAAAGCACGCAGTACCTCGCTGAGAAGGGCATCGATATCTCAAAAACGGAGTGGTCAGCTGATGGCTAAGTGAGATCAAGTGGGTGGCAGTATCCGTAGAATTTGATAGGACAGCAGTCTGCAGACGGTACTGAGCAACCCTCAAGAAAAGACGTCAAAATCGTATCGGATGACCATCCGGTCTGGGTCAAACCGGCGGGCTGATAATTGCCACATAATCCCAACACTAATCCACATGACTGCCATCCCCAAGGGCATCCATGACGAAATCATCAAACAGCCGATACTCGTGATACCCCAGCCAATCATTTTGAGAACGGCCTGGAGGTCTCGCTGCCTGACATCGGTGAGTTCTTTCATAATTCGGCTATTCTTTACAGAATAAAGATATTTTCCCACACTAATACAAGGTGTTCGGCCCCACGATACGTTGATCGGGACCACTGCGAGAGTCTGATTGAGAGTGCGATCAGAGACAGGATAGCACCGGCCTTTGGTATTTTATGTTTGGTTGAGGAATATGGGAGCATGCCTCATAATGCAGCAGCAAACGGAACCATTACACTCACGCTGACTGGATTGATCGCTGCGGTCGCAATACTCCTGTTTAGTACACTTTTGTCGCTCTCGACGATCACAATTGCAGCTGGTAACCCGCTGGCGGCGACACAGACGAGTTTCGCTATTAGTACCGCCGAAGCAATTTTACTCGGTGTCGGTGGCGCAGTCACCTTGCTCAACACAACAATTCTGCTGTGGGCGTGCAGCGGTCACTCCCGGTAGTGGCGTACCCCGCGATACAGTAGTCAGCTCAACTCGATTACTTGAGCGGGCTCTTCGGTGGCCATCACCAACGCCGCCCAGCAGGTCTCGCTACAGAACACCGGCCGATAGGATATCGGCCCTGTCGAACTGGTGGCTCGTATCCGGGCCCCGATGTGTTCTATATTGACGGCCATCGCTTCAATGGCGCGTCCGATTCCAACAGTGAACCAGAGACAAACGAGTAACAAAAAAGCGATCCTCGTACTTACGACACTGCTCATCATCGCAGAAAGTGAGGAGCAAAGGGCGCCCGCTTCACTCTAACGAATCTATATTCAACTTCAATATCAAAAGGCGTTACTCACTCTCACAGCCCGGTTCGCCTCCTCGCTCGTGGTTGGTGGTTGCAATAACGAGTCGGAGACACGGCGCAAGGAACGCGGGTGCTGGTACTGCTGGACACAACCTCCACACCTTGCAGCCTCTCTTGAGAGGCTTTCTATGACACACACCGAATGCTTCGTAAACTTCTCGGACCGGCCGTGACTGGGTGCCATCCAGTGCGGAGACAAAACCATGACAGACACCACGACTCTCACCGTCCGTGTGGGCGACGGGACGACGACCAAAGAACAGACGTGTGAACGCATCCGTGCGATGGAGCGCGGCGAGGACATCGAGGTCCGACATGTCCTCGTGCTGGAAGACGAGTCCGATTTGCAGCGGTTGTTCAGTCCAGCGAATCTCGCCCTGCTGCGAGCCATCCGAGAACACGAGCCCGAGAGCATGCGCGAAACGGCTACCCTCGTTGGGCGAGATTTCAAGGAAGTGCATCGAAACCTGACCGAGCTGGAGACACTGAACGTGATCGAGTTCGAGCAGTCGGGACGGTCGAAGCGCCCTGTTGTTCGATTCGATGAGATCGATATCGAAGTCTCACTCGATACTGCCGATACTGATGCCGCTGCTGCGTGACTGATGTACCAGAACGGCCACTACGGCGCAGCGCTATTGTTCGTCGCCCCGATCGGCGCGCTCCTCATTGCCGCCGGCTTCGTCGAGCTCGCCCTCATGGCCGGAGTCACGGCAGTCGCCCTCGCGATGGTACCCGATCTCGACCAGCGCGTGCCGGGTGTCACGCACCGAGGCCCCACTCACACGGTCTGGTTTGGGCTGGCTGTTGGTCTCCTGCTCGCTGCGGTCGGGACGCTCGTGACGGTCGCACCCTCCCTGGTAGGGGTTGTGACAGGGTTCGTCGTCGGGTCTGGGACTATCGCATCGCATATCGCCGCCGACGCACTCACACCGGCTGGCGTCCGACCACTGAGTCCGGTTGATGACACGCACTACTCGCTTGATGTCGTCAGGGCAAAGAACCCACTCGCGAACTACGCGCTGCTAGGACTGGGGATCGCCTGCGCAGCGCTTGGTGTCTGGGTTGGGAGCACGGTCGCGAGCGTCTAATCAACACAACGGGATATTACTGGTCGGTGTAGATTAGCACTATCCATTCACCCGACCAATAGGACTGGACACCTCAGACCAATTCGTGATACAGCGATTCAGAATCAAATCGTCGGTACGGAGTGTTACCAACAGTCTCGTTCAGACGATTGAGTGCGTGGTTTATTTCATCTGGTGTTGGTAGCACCCTCTCCTCAGACAGTTTTGATAGAATCCCGCCTAATGCCCCAGAGACGATTGCCGTAGCGTAGCTTGACCCTCTCTCTATTCCTGCCGCTCCAGTCGGTCGCTCGTAGGCCAAATGATCTGGTGCAAACACGTCTGGCTCTCCTAACCGAAAGTCAACACTCTGGTCAGATATACGCTCTTTTCGGTATGTGTCACAAGTGTGCCCCGGTGCACAATTCCGCCGCGAACAGAAAGTCTGATTTACGGGTTCGCCAGGGTGTTCGTTCGCAGTCTCGCGTATCCAATACGCACCGGGTGGAAAGATTTCTGGTGTTTGTCTGTATCTGCTGCGTGAATTAGATACACTGCATGTACACACCGCTTCAAAGGATCCAACTGAGATAGTATGGTCCGAGAGTGCTGGGCAGTACATTGTTTTTTCTTGCCCATGAAGATCATTCCCAGCACCTGCGACGATGATAGTCCCGGAATCGGCTACCTCTTGAGCAGCTTGGCACATACGACATTGCTGTTGACAGTCGGCGTGATGCACCCCAGCGGAGATGTTCGCAATATCAACACTACCATCTCGGATTTCTGCCATCGCTTTGAGACAATTGCTTGGCTTTATGTCACCGGAGTCAATCACGATTCGGTGCAGGTCATAAATTGCGTCAGGGGCGTACCAGCTAATGGCTCCCAGAACATTGGCTCCGTGGGGGGTCGTGAATGGATCGTCACTAGCTATGTAATTCTGCTGTTTTCCGGTTGTAAGTTCAGAATCATCTAGGAAGCTGACATCTAAAATCGAATCAACTACTGCAATCGTGATTGTTTCGCCTGCGCCAAACTTCTCGGAGTAGTTGATATCAGTCGCTTGGACTCTTCTGATTTCTTCTCTAAGCTGACTTACAGACTGCAACCGTGCAGGATAATTCAGTTTCCCGCGAGAACTTCCATACCACTATCGAGTTCTACGCTCTCGATGCCCGGAATGTCACACACTCGATCAACGCTTGTCTCCGGGAGTGTGGCTTGAAGGCTGTTGAACGGGAGTTCTTCAATGGAAGTAGCCCCCGCCTCGTGAACTTGTTCTTTCACGTCAGCCATAGCTCCATCTGCGACGCCGAGAACCAACGTCACAGTACTTCCAGAGGTAGCATCGTCTCTTAGATGCGCCACCTCCTTCTGGATGTATGGAGCCATCGTTACATTTGACATAGAACATCCAGATGTGAATAACTTTCTGTTGGCTCCAACCGCTAGAGCACGGCTACAGTGCAGATGTCGACAAATCAGTTATCAATTTCTGTTTAGCACTGACTGCTGTGGCAAGCACACCACCGTTTCCGGAGTAAACTTAGACGGTATCGGGGAACACTCGCAGGGTGGTGCAAGCTTCAACCCCACAAAAGATTCGTCTGAAACTCGTGGCAGTCACCGCGTCATCGGGGATCCGTCGCGATGCTTCAACCCCACAAGGGTTCGTCTGAAACTCGTCGTCACTCATCTGTGTTACCCCCAGAGAAGGCTTCAACCCCACAAGGGTTCGTCTGAAACACTGCATACTCGCGGGCCACAAACACTAATCTCCGTGCTTCAACCCCACAAGGGTTCGTCTGAAACCAGACCGAGATGCTGACTATCACCGGGATGTAGCAGCTTCAACCCCACAAGGGCTCGTCTGAAACGGGATACTGCCCCCAACGCCGCCGCTCACGGGCAAAGCTTCAACCCCACAAGGGTTCGTCTGAAACAACAAGCGCCGACCATCCGCGTCCGAGGGCTTGACCTCGCTTCAACCCCACAAGGGTTCGTCTGAAACCGTCGAAATCGAACACGCCGGGGTGCGGCTGATGGAAGCTTCAACCCCACAAGGGTTCGTCTGAAACTTCCGGCAGACCCTGACGCCCCATCCTCTGCTCGTGCTTCAACCCCACAAGGGTTCGTCTGAAACAGCTCCGTTGGGCCGGTCAGCGCGACGAACCCGGGCTTCAACCCCACAAGGGTTCGTCTGAAACCGCCTTCGAGCCCGCTCCAGGCGAGCTGCATATGGATGCTTCAACCCCACAAGGGTTCGTCTGAAACGAGATTCAAGTACCTTCGGCACTGCGCTCTCCGCAGCTTCAACCCCACAAGGGTTCGTCTGAAACTCAGATTGACCGGCTCCGGTCAGAGGACTGGTTAGACGCTTCAACCCCACAAGGGTTCGTCTGAAACCGCATTGCATAGCGGAAAGGCATGAGTGCGTTGGACGCTTCAACCCCACAAGGGTTCGTCTGAAACTTGATTATAGTCTGTGTAGTCGTCTTTGTTTGTCAGCTTCAACCCCACAAGGGTTCGTCTGAAACCCGCCGAGTCCGCTGCAGACGAGTAAGGACTGGGCCGCTTCAACCCCACAAGGGTTCGTCTGAAACGATCGACTTGAGGATTTTGAGCGAGCGGAGCATTGGGCTTCAACCCCACAAGGGTTCGTCTGAAACGGCGACGAAAACGAGCGACCACAAGTCCTGACTCTTGCTTCAACCCCACAAGGGTTCGTCTGAAACTGATTCGATTTCTCGCCAATACTCCTCCTCGGTTTCGAGCTTCAACCCCACAAGGGTTCGTCTGAAACATGAGACCTCCAGCGTCTCCGGTAGCTCCGACTCGGGGCTTCAACCCCACAAGGGTTCGTCTGAAACTCCAATCACGGCCTGGTTGTAGAACATATCCTCGGTCCGCTTCAACCCCACAAGGGTTCGTCTGAAACACGGGGAGCGGCAGTTCGCTCATAGCGACCACCAGAGGCTTCAACCCCACAAGGGTTCGTCTGAAACCGGCGGGTGGTTCCAGTGGCGACTAAACAACCAAGTGCTTCAACCCCACAAGGGTTCGTCTGAAACTGGGCTGTTGGCCCACAGCTCATCGGCGTCGCCGACGCTTCAACCCCACAAGGGTTCGTCTGAAACCATGTCGGGTTTGGGCAGTACAGCCACTCTCTCAGGCACTTCCATAGCAGTACTTTCGTCGACCGGCAATACCCCCTGAACCCCCGGGGGGTCGATGAAATAGGCGTGATGCGAGGTCGCTGCAATTCGACAGTATGCGTAATGAGTGTGATGTCTCTTTTTCCGTTTTCACGGGCGGCCGGAGAGCCACCCTCTGTATACGGCGGGGTACCCGCTCGTGCGTCTCGGGGGTTCCGTCCGTCCGCGCAAGGCGGCCTCGCGGTATGTGATTTCCGGCCACAAGTTCCCGTATCCTCGGGAGGGCCAACCGCTGTTCGTGTCGTACTATCCGTGCAGCCCCAGCTCTCAATGCTGGTGTTCTCCCCGGGGGTCGGTGTGGTGCGCGACCGCTATCCCGGCCGATACGTGGCCTTTGTACAGGGTTCCACGCTTCGTGCCGAGCGTGCCGGCGGGCAGGCATAACGCGTCGTATCGTCGACGACGCGCACGCGGTGAAGCACCCGCGTCCCAGAACGCGACATATAGCCACCGTCTGGTTACATCCTCGTTTCGGCCAAAGTATGATAACGATTACGCCCGTCAGCACAGCGGTAGATGCAGACCAGCATCAGTGAGTTCACTGCTGGCACTGACGAACTCGACATTACCCGGACGATCCGGTGTAAGCTCGCCACCAGCAACGAGAAAAACGAGACTGTCCGTCGTGGGATCGAGGCCTACCAGCAGGTCGCCAGCCACATGGCTGATGTGCTGCCGTCCTACCCCGCATATGAGTGGAACCTCCAGAACACGCAGATGTATCATCAGGCCAAGCGAGCGCTCCCAGATGATGATGTGCGGTATAAAACCACGCTCGCACAGATGGCCAAGAACGATGTCGTCGAGTCGTTCACCAGCTGGCGCGAACGTGGTGAAGACGGGACGTTGCCTCGTGGCCAGTACGGTGACGCTGACTACCTCAGCCTCCGGCATGACGACTGCGAGATTCACGCGAACGACAAGGGCTGGGGTGTCAAGACGAGCTTTATCAGCTACAATCCAGTGTGGTTCCACATTCACGCTGGAGACTATCAGCGGCAGTTTCTCGAACGCGTGACTGATGACGATGATCCGGCAAGCGCCGGGTCTGCCGAACTCCATCTCCACGACGACGGGACGCTGTACCTCCACCAGACGATCACATGGCCAGTTGAGGTCTACCAGCCCGCCGAGGTAAGTACCGTCGTTGGCGTTGACCTCAACGATGATCCACTAGTCTGTGCAGCTGTCGTCGACGACGGTGATGTCGTGGCTGTCGAGTTGGAGTCGGGTGCGGAGTATCGCCACCATCGCGAGCGGGTGAAGCGTCGCCGGAGCGAGGCGATGGAGCGCAACGACCTGAAAGCCATCAAGGACGCTCGACTCCAGTACAAGCGCTACACCGATCACATCACCAACGTCGCCAGCAAACGTGTGGTTGACGTCGCTGAAGAGCATGCTCCGGCAGTAATCCATTTGGAAGATCTCACCCACTATCGCGAGACTGCCGAGGACCCAATTCACGACTGGCCCTTCGCCGAGATCCAAGAGAAGATCGCGTACAAGGCCCACGAGGCTGGCATTCCAGTCCAGGTAATCGACCCACGCAACACGAGTGTTACGTGCCGCAAGTGTGGGGAAACCAATCCAGCCATGCGGGATGGCGATGACTTCGAGTGTTGGGAATGTGGATACGAGGTCCATGCGGACGTGAATGCCGCGATCAACATCGCAAATACAGATCCATAGCTCGCCAGACAGACACCAAGACAGCGGTCAGTATAGAGAAGGCACTTAACTCTCTATAGATTACAACTTGATCTCTGATGATAAGAGTTAGCAAAAACCAATTTCCATCCGTTGCTATCATCCTAATTGGACTCTATCTTGGACTTAGGGAGATTCTCTCGTACGCTCAGTATATTTCGGATCCTCCTAGTCATAAACTTGGCCTCTTGGTAGAGTTCATTCTTCTGGGTTTCCTCCTTTCGTCTTGTATCCTCATCACAATTGGAATCAGAGGGCTTCGCCGTGAACAGACCGCCCTCCCACTCGCCGTACTGGTCGGTATAAGTCTTCTCTGGGGAACTTTCGCCGTCGATTTGTATTCAATTTCTTCTAATACCCAGTTTGTCGTCTCCCTTGGACTTGCTGTGTCAATTCTTCCGGCAGTCGGAACATATGTTCTGTTCCGTTATTTGTGCCATCGTACTGATTGATTCGCAAGCCGTATTCACCACCACTAGTAAGCCCAATTCGCAGCCGTCGAGGGCCAGTCACGACCGCTCGGCGTTCTGCGAGACACGATTCCGGATGTCCTCGATAATCTCCTCGAGGGGCTGGCGGGAGCCGATCCGCAGGTCAGTCCCGGAGGCCGACGGCTGGGCGTCGTGGATGTCGACCTGCTCCGGCGTCGGGAGCGCCTCGAACGCCCGCGACTCGACGAGCGACCAGTCTGTCCGATCGGCGGAGAGTGTTACCGTCCCTTCGGTGACCGGCGTGTCGAGTGTGCTGGCGAGTTGCTTCGCGACGAGCGTGCACTCACGATCCGTCGTCAGTCCAGTGATCGATCGGACGATGGTATGCGGATCCGACACGGTTGTTGAGGACTCGCCAACGGGCCGATAGCCGTAGTCGATGGCCACCTCCTGGCCGTCGCTGATGTTGCCCGATGACAGCGCGACCAGTTCACCGGGCTGGGCGTTCAGGGTGTAGTCCTGGCCCTCGACGTACTCGGTCGACGTGCCGGGGTCGTAAACGGTCTCACGACCATGCACGAGATCGGTCTCGTCCAGCGGAACAGCGGTGTCGTGCTGGGCAGTCACGCGCTCATCGCGACGCCGCAGCACCGAGCCCTTGATCACGACCTTGTCGACGGCCTGCTCGACGCGACGTTCGTACTCCCAGCTGGAGACGTCGTCCTCGGCGTCGGTCGTCCGCTGGCCGGCCTCCGTCCAGATCACGCTGTAAGAGTTCCCATCACGGACTGCTTGCCAGACCGTGCCCGGCGGCGCGATCCGGTTCAGGACCGTCGCGGCGTCGTCATCGAACGTCTGGTTGATGACGAGTGGTTGCTCGTTGAGGTCTGCATACAGTTCGTACGAACTGACGGACTGAGCGTTGTACCCATTCGCGGGAGATTGCTGTCGGCCACTCCCGTATCGGCTCAGGCCGAACCGAGCACGGACTGCACTCGACGCCTGGTCGAATGTCACGTCGACTGTTTCAGTGTTCTGTTCGGACCCGTCCGACGGGACGTAACTGCCGCCCTGATCGTTCGAGACCTGTAGTTGCTGGTTGTTCGAGACGCTGTCGAACGCCGCGTTGACCCGAGCACCTTCCGCCGAGAGCGACGTGACGGCGTCGTCGGTATCCTGTAGTAGCAGCTGTGGATGGGATTCCGGGCCGGGTAAGTAGCCATCACTGTTGACATTGTCTGGAAACGTGTAGCTGAATCTGGCGTCAGTCAGGCCGAGCGTGTCGACCTCGATGACGTTGCCGTTCTCTTCGGTGACGGCGATTTTGACACTAACCGAACTCCCTGCAGAAACACTCGGGGCGTCATTGGCTCCGTACGTTTGCAGGAAGGTAAACCGATCACTGCCGTATCCACCGGCAGGGATCAAGTAAACACTGTTGCCGTCGATCGTCACCTCGAATCCGGGCCCAGAACCACTCGGCGCTCGAAGCCTGATAGAGGCACCAAGCTCGCCGGCCGGGATGTCGTACTGTGGCGTCCACGAGTATTCCAGTTCGTGCACTGTACTACTCATCGCGACCATCTCACCAGCACTTGCATTACTATCAGACCGGACGCCGCCGAAGAACGTCTCTGCTTCAGCTTCTCGAAGCCACGATGTTTGCGCGACTTCGAGCGTGCCGTTGTCCAGCTGCAACGGCGATGTGCTCGGAATATCAGGCAGTAGCTGCTCCCACTCGCTCTGTGTGCTTGCTGACTGGATGAGCTCCTCTGTTGAGGCACTGGGTGGCGCGTCGACATCAGCCGTGTATGGTGTCTGTCCGATGATATCATCGGCGACAAGATGGGCAGCTCTGGTGTCGACCTCCATCCGGACGCGCTCGTCGAGCTCGACAGCCCCGCGTCCCTCCAGGACCCAGCCCCGCTCGGTGGCCCGCGGCGTGTCGACCTGATCGACGGGTAACCGGACGCCGTTGTACCAGACACGCATCGGCTGGCCGTCGAAGTCGCCCCGGGCGTAGCGGTCACTCGCCCGGACAGGCACCGACAGCCGCGGCAGGCCATTGATCGTCGGCTGTGGCGTGGGCTCGCCGACGACGTCCGGGCGCCAGACGGTGCCGTTGGGATGGTCGACCTCGACGTACCAGCCACGGCCGGGCACTGTCGTCGTCACTCGCGCACCTCCGACTTCGCGACGATATCCAGCACCTCGCCGGCGGCCTGATCAGCCGGGCTGGCGATAGGCGATAGGCGGTCGATGAGCCCCTGCGGCGGCGTGGATCCGTTGTCGGGAACTGTCCACAGCGCGTCTTCCCGGCCGCGCTTGAGCGTCAGGTCCAACCGGTGTGTGCCTCCGTTGCTGGTGTCGATCCAAACGGTCTGGGCGTCAATGCGCTCGATGCCGATCCGCGAGAGATCCAGCGTCCGGAGCCGCCAGTCCGAGGCCCCCAGTGAGACGCCGTCGTAGGACGACCCGGTCCATCGCGACGCCGAGAGCAACTGGTTGTCTGTGTCGGCCTCGAGGCGGAGCTTGTCGCTCTCCAGAATGGGCGTGCCGACGAATTCGTGGCTAGTGACGAAGCACCGCTGCCACGTCGGGTCGACCGTCCGCGTCTCGCCGTTGACCGTCGTCTGGGCGGACTTGCTCCGGTTGTAGTCATCCCAGACCCGGACGTCCGTCGGCCACTCGGCGTCGTAGGCGATTTCGTGCAACAGGACCGGGTTGTCGAACCCCGGCTCGGTCGCGTCGTATATCTCTACGTCGTCGTGCTCTCCGGCCATCGTCCGCTGGACGGTCGCCGCTGCCGTGGCGCCGGTAACATGGTCCCACCACTGGACGTTGGATGCCTGTGCCGAGAGGCCTACCTCCGCCGTCGAGGTCGAACCAAACGGGTTGTCGACCGGTTGCGGGTTGCAGTACAGCGCTCGCTGGTGATCCTCTTGCGTCCCGGCTTGTGAGAGTTGCCCATCGAAGCGTTGCAGCCGCGGCTCTTGAGCGGTTGCTTGGTCGACGGTGACGTCCTCGAGGGCGACGTAGGCGTCTCGCTGGTTGTTGGTATCACCGAACCACGGTACGACCTCGATGCCCGTTGCCGAGAACAGTTCCTCGAACTCACAGGCGATGATGTCAGCATACTGACCGGCCACAACGCCGGCGAGAGGGCGCGATCCCGGCTCGGCGGCCAGTGAGTCAACCGCCGGCGAGTCACTGTTGAGCGGTGAATTGCTCGCGACCTGCAGAGACTGTGTCGAACTGGGTTGTTCGAGCGCTGCGTCTGGTACCCTCAGCGCGTAGAGTGTCCTAGTCATGGGCTTACCCCGTCCGCTCCGTTGCACTCACTGGTTGGCTCAGGTCCAGCGTCCGCACACACGTCAGACTGCCAGGGACGCTGCTGCTCTGATCGCGACGCACTTCCCCGCCTGGATCCTCGATGTAGACGTCGGCGTGATCTGCTTCGAAGATGCCACCCGGCGCGTAGCCGCCGTAGATGAGGCGCGCTGGCGTCATCGAGTCCGGTTGTCCCTTTTCGAGGTAGTTGAGGAGGACCTGTGTTTTCTGGTATCGATCACCACCGGTCGCACTGGCGGCGTTGAGGACCGTATCATCACTCGTGTATCCCCACTGGCCGTCATTGGGTCCGGTGTTGATTTCGAAGTCGATATCCCAGATACGCTGCCCGGCGCCGTTGTTGACCGTGATGCCATCGAGTTCAACGTCGTCGACGATCTCAGAGATCGCGGACAGCACCTGACTGAAGCCGTTGTCAACGAGTGGACCTGTCCGAATGGCTTCGTCGACGCTGGCTTTGCGCATCTCGAACCGGCCAGTGCGAAAGGTCCCGTCGATCGTTGCGTCGATCTCAAGAATCGGATATGGCTGAGCCGGCATGGGTTAGATGGTGCTTTCGAGGTTGTTACGGACCTCCTCGACAGCCTGGTCGATGATGTCCTGCTTTTCTCGCCGGCCGAGACTGGTATCCTGCTTAACCGTGACGGAGGTCTCGCTGTTGATGGTGGTCTCTCGCTGTGCAGCCTGGCGATCCTGCCGACCCGCCCCGAATCCGGGAAGGTCGTCACTCGTGAAGTCGTTGGCCGTCTTCAGCAGCTGCGGGAGGACGCTCGTCGGCGGGATGATGCCACCTGGAGCGCCAGATGGAAGCCCGCCGCCACCTCCAAGGCCTATCGACCGAGCGGCGGCCGCACCGCTGGCAGCGACACCGCCAAGCCCGAGGGCCTTGAGAACATCGGAGGCAGAGATATCCGTCACTGGATTAATGATATCGCCGATGCTCGGTGACGCTGGCGAGCCGATTACGTCGCTCGCAGCGATGGCGGCCTTAGTGCCGATCACAGCCGCCGGGCCCAGTGTGGCGGCCTGAGCAACGACCGTTGAGGCAGAGACGCTCGCCGGAGAGTTGACGACGTCCTCGGACAGGATCGATGCAGGGTCTGTGATGACATCGGTCGCTGTGATGGTCGCCGGCTGCTCAACGACGTCCGATGATGTGAGCGTTGCGGGATTCGGTGCTGGCTGTGGCGCCGGGGATGGGGAAGGCGAGGGTGACGGTGATGGCGACGCCCCCGGACTTTGCGGAGGCGGTCCCTCGTCTTCTTGGCCACTACTAGGCAGGTTGTCGAGCAGGCCGGTCAGTGCGCCGGAGAGGCCGGCGATCGCCCCTCCGACAGTGCCGAACCCGGCTCCGAGTAGCCCCAGTGTCCGGCCGCTCCCTTGGGCCCTCGAGAAGCGCTGTGACTCAGACGAGTCCAAGAGTTCACGCAAGAGGTCGTTGCGTGTCTCGTTGAGGTCGAGATTGCGGTCGAGGTGGTCGACGGCCTGCTGGACTGCTCGACCGCCGGAGCGGCTCGAGCCGCTTGCCGCCGAGGACGCACTGACTTCAAATGCATCCTCGATTTCGGCTTGTGCGCCTTCGATACTGTCGATGACGAGCGTGCCTGTCGCGTCGAATCCGGTCATAAGTCAGTCACCTGTCCACCCCAGCGTCCCGCGGACGTCGAGGATATCATGGATCGCGAGCCAGTCCAGCACCGCAGTCCAGTCCATCTTGTCAAACGCCGACGGATCGCCGCCCCTGTCGATGTAGACCGCACGAGCGTACCGATAGACAGTCTGCTGGTCCAGCTCATCGTCAGTCAGGTCTCCTCGGGCGAGTCGCTGGAGCCGATCACGTTTCCCTCGGGATCCATCAGCTCATCTATCCGCGAGCTGGCCCAGTCGCGGTAGTACGGATGCAGTTGCCCGACTGCCGCAGCGGTCATGTCGTCGTCGCCATCGTCGTCGACGTACGGTGCGTCGACCGTGCCGTCGGCGATGAGCAGGAGGTCCGTCCCCTCGCCATCGCGTTGGGCGGACTCCTTTTCGATGCCGGCGAACGTGCCGGCCCGAACACCGCTGAGAGTGACACCGTCGACGTCCTCGTCCCACATCGGAAAGTCGTCGCTCTCATGTGCACGGTCTCGGGCCCAAATCGCACCCTTTCGTTGCGTCGCGAGCTGTGATCGCTGGCTCTGCAGGCCAGGTACGACTGGGTTGTCGTCGTCCAGGTCGTCCAGCTGCTCGGCGATCTCTTCGATCTGTTCCTCGAGCGCCTCGATTGAGTCGTCGAAGCTGATGTATGTCTCGTTAAACGTCATGTGATACTCACCCCCGGGTCGCCGTCGGCGTTCCAGCTGATCGATTCCGTCGTGTCGTCACTCGAGATGACGTTGTTCCAGGCCTCCGTCGCAACCTTGAGCGCGCTGAAGTTGTACGTCGAGACTTGGGTGCCGTCGACAGTGATGTCGATGGTCCCCGGCACAGAGACGAGCCGGTCCTGTGGCGACGTCGCGTCGGCAGCGCCGAGGGCGTACTCTAGCCGCGACGGACCACTGAAGATCGCCTCCGTCGTGACCTCAGTCTCTGGCTTCTCAATGACTGCGTCGATAGGCTCTGGCGATACCGAGCCGTACTGGAAGCGAGCGATGTTGCTGATCGAGACTTCGGCCGACTGCAGCTTCGTGATCGTCGTGCCGTCGATGTCGACGGTGATCGCGTGCGACGGCGCCGACGCTCCAGTGGATACAGCGGTCACGTTCGACGGCGTGATCGACGTGTCGAGATTCTCCGTCGCGTACAGGAACGAGATGGAGAACGTCGTCATCCCGCCCTGCTCGTAGCTGACGGGTGTGAAGTCCACAGGGATGCAGCCGACCAGTTCGCGCTCGGCGACGCCGTCCAAGTAGTCGACGCCGGCGTAGATCTTCGCCGAGTTCGGTCGGCCGGTCGTGAACTGGGTGCCGCCGTCGTTGAACACGAGGTCCTCGACGTCGTTGAACGTGTCCGACGAAATGGCTGCCTCGACCTCGACCGCGCCCTCGAAGTTCTGTTTGACCGATTCGACGCTTTCGACAGCGCCGGCCTCGTCGAGGCGCTGGAGCTGGTTGTCCAGCGAGAGGTCGGTCAGTGTCTCGTCGCGGCCGAACTGCCAGTACTGCGGGTCGCTGTTGGCGTCGGTCTCCAGCGAGCCCTTGAACGACTGCTCTTTCCCGAACGCCAGCGAGCCGCTGCCTGCGCCCGGCATTACTCGATACCTCCGCTAATCGTGTCTCTCATGATCATGAATGAGTCCTCGAAAACTGCCGCGTGGATCCTCGGCGCCGGCCGCGGCCACCGGCGCGTCATCAGACCTTTGTTACAGTTCCCAAGCTATGGAACGGGTGCTATTGAGCAGTCAAGACTGCTTGGACAGCCTTTCGGCAGCAGACTTGTGGATTAAAATTATCATCATCCAAATAAGGAAAAATAAGATGAATACAGCAGCTTCAAACAATGCTGATTGATAATTTGGTGCGTGTCTTGGCCCAAACACTGGGCTTATAACGATAAGTGCAGTGACAGCACCTGCAAACAACATTTGCCACCCAACTCGAATGTACAACCGACCCGACTCGCCCATAACATCTTTTAAATAATTCAGTTCTGATAAGTTTAGTGGAAAAGACGGTTAAACAACATCACTCAAATCAGTTGGAGCTACCCCAAATCCTCCCATCACACTGGAACGAACGTGGTTGGAACACACTGGATTCGGCGTTCGAATAGACCCGATTCGCTCCCGTCTCAAACTCCGGATAGCAGTAGTCTTCGCGGGTTAGATCCAACTCACTCACAATCGCGAGCCCTGCCGGACTCATCCGCTCTGTAAGCCATGGCGGCCCATATTCACGAGATAGATACTCGACCGACGCGCGTCGCGGCGTCGGCGACCACTGCTCTGATGCTGCCTGGCCGTACATCCCTTCGACCATCCATGCTGTCACATACCCACCAAGAACAGTAGACTCTCCCCGATGTTGCTGTGTCCACTCAACGGAGGCTGCTTGTTGTGGTGTCGCGCTATAGACCCGCCCGCCAGTGAATTCCGGCGTGAGATATGCGACACCAAGACCACTTGTCACGATGAGTAGCGCGAGGGACACAGTTGTTGCTTGCCGCCGTGTGAGCGATAGAGCGCGTGCAGCAGCAGGGAGGAGGACAATGGGCGCGACAAGCAACGCTCGGTAGATGCCGACTCCGACGGGCACGACGAACGCCACTACGATAAAGAATCCTCCAATCAGGAGGCTTGAAATATAGGAGACAGCCGTGAGCGACGGTCCGCTGCGGCGAGCGTATGTGATAGCACCAACTGTCGCTGCAATGCCGATCGCGATGACAAAACTCGTCCGCGCAAGAAATTCTCGGAATCCCTGAAATGTGGTGAGTGCTTCCACAATTAGACTGCCGCCGCCGACAGCGCTTTGCTCGCCCGCAGAGGTTTCGAACAAAAGCGCGACTACTGTCGAACGTGTTGCATATAGTCCGAACCCGCCCCAGACGAACAATTGGCCGATAATAAAGACTCCTATGAGGAAGAGGATAAGGGGTGAGGGTTTGTCATCATTTGTGTAACGGGCCACACCGAAGATGACAGCTGCGAAGATTGCCACAAGCGGGTGGATGAATGTGACCACTGCCGCGGCTCCGACGGTGAGTCCATTGACAGCCAACCGCCGCTGCCTAACTGATAACCAATAGACAAGGGGTAAAAATACCATCGCAAGTGAGAACGGTCGGGGAACGAACCGCAGAAAAAACGCCGGGAAAAATGCCACTAGCGCCAATTGGCGGTTCTGGGGGGCCGAAACAACGATCCGAATTGCGGGATATGCAAGCAGTGGCCCACCTGCCGCTATAAGCAGCGGGAGAAATTGTACGGCTGTTTGATTCGAAATCCCTAGTACTGGAGTAACAACCGGGATTGCGTGGTGAAGTCCTGGGTACGGGACACTCAACAGGTTACCTGTATTAAGAATGCCAAGCGCGACCCACCCGTCATGTGGGCCATAAATTGTCCCCCACTCAAGAGAAACGAGTGTGGCTGCGACCCCAGAGATTGAGCTAAACAGGACTGCCGTCACGTCCCGAACCGGGGACTCGACAACTGTGAGACAAAATGCACCGACAGCGGCGAGTAGCAGGAGCCAGAATGGCCAAAACAACTGAAAAACGCTTTCCCACGGCTTGCCAGTTGGTTCGACCGCTGCAAGATAGCCAACGGCAGCCCCAAGCAACAAAAACGCAGACAGCATCTGATGGCGTTGACGAGTCACAACTGTATTAATCCTATTTGTGAGTTAACGTTTACTACTGCTGCTAATTTAGATATTAGAGTCGTAAGCCCCGAATACCGCGATCGCCCCGGAATCACCATGTCTTTGTCAGGGGATGTTAGGGTCCGTTCCTTACGAAATAGTCGTCTCGTTTCCGTCGTCGTCGACAGCGACCAGTTCGCCACTGCCGTTGATATAGATGTGTGCGCCGTTAGAGCCAAACTCGACTTTGCCGCCACGGGCCTGGATGTCCCCGCCACGGATGTTCGCGTTCTCGTTGTCAGCCTCGTTCCAGACTTCAAATCGCCGCCCCGATTCTGAGATGAACAGTGCGGGGTGGTTAAACTGGTTTTTCGCAAAGAAGGCACGGTTCGTCCCGTCTGCGTCTTGGAATTGGAGGTAATCAGTCCGTTCGTCGGCCAGCCCAATGCGATAGCGGTCCCGCTGCATCTTCCGCGTGCCATAGTAGGAGTCCGCAGTCCGCTCGTGGAGCTTGGTATTGCGGTCGTAGACAACATCTCCGACTTCGGCGCGGCTGTGGATAAATGGCGTGTCGTTGGGGTCTTCGAATTTGGCGTCGACGCCTGCGAACGTACAAATTGTATGCCCTGCGTGCTTATCCAGCGAGATGAGTTCGACACCGAGTCCACCGTCGCTACCAGCACTATCGAAGTTGGCGACGACCTCGGCCCCTCGGAGGCTTCCGTCGACGCGCCAACCAATCTTGCCCGTGTTGACGAATGTGACGAAATCAAGCCGAGCGTTGGCCATGATGTAGGCATCGCGCATGTCGAACCCAATCTCGCACTGGGCTATCGACGAATGAAACTTGAGGGATTTAAACGAGTCTGTCCCAGCCCCGCCTGTGAACGTGGCTCCTTCGAGACGGATACCGCTCTTGCAGTCCTTAATCCGTTTGATAACAATGTCGTTGTCCTCCGTGTAGAGGTCCTCGTTTTTGAGGTAGACGCCGTATTCGAACCCGTCAACAACAGAGGGCGTAATTTGATGGCGGAAGGCGTCTATCAACCGAATCCCACGGGAACCCGTGGTGCTCGGACCAGGGCCGCGGATGTAGCCGCCACGCCACTCGACACGGTCGTCAGACCCCGCTCCTGCGTTGGGCAGGATGTCGACGGCGACACCACTGCCCGTATATTCGATTTCAGCGCCGTAGGCCATCACGAGGATGTCTCTCGGACCTTTGGGGTCGATAGTAATCGTCGTGTCCCCGCTGTAGGTTTTCGTCGGGTCGAGCTTGATGTACTGGTGGTCAGATATTGCCTGATTGATGTCTGCGAGGGTGTCGCCCGTAACGGTATAGAGCTTCTCTGTACTGACCGAAGGTGACGACAGGCCAACATCACTCTCTAGGCTGATCCACTGGTCCCCGTTCCCTAGCCAGCGGTCCCCGCTGGGCGTCTCCTTCACCACCCGACCACGGGTTGGGTGGTAGTCACTCCGGTCGCCGACTATCTTCGGATCGTCGGCGAGCACCTCGATTACTGTTGCAAGGTCGATGCTACTGTCTGTGTTCGGATCGATTGGATACGGATCACTCATGATTGCTACCTGCAGGCGTTAGCCAAGCTCTTCGAAGCCGTCGAAGACGACGTCGAAGCTATGGACGTAGTATTGCGAGAAATCGTCTGAGCGCGGCGCTTCGTTGGTGATCGACAGGTGCGTGAACGAAACGTTGGGGCCGCCGGCGCCGGGGTACGTCCGCCCGTCGTAGATTGCCGTTCGCACCCGGCGGACGAACTCACTCCACGGGATGCCCCAGTCGCCGTCGGGATCGACGTGGCCGCCGTGTCCATCGCGAGCCGTCAGCCCTTCGAGTTGCACGCCGACGACTTCGTCGACGTCGAGATCGTATTCGGTGCCGATCGGCTCGCTGTTGCGGTCGGCATAGGCGGCGCCGATGTAGACACCGCGTTCGAGGGCGCCGGCGCGCTGATGGATCGGCGTCGACATGTCGAGCGTTCCGCTGCCGTCGTAGAGACGGTTGTTAGTTCGGTCGACGCGCCGGACAACGACATCGCTGCCGTCAGCCTGCGAGTAGTCCGCGGCGACGCTGTCGACGACGGTAGTGACTTGCTCCAGCGCCCACTCGACGGGAGGATGTGTCATGATAGTTCCCTCCGGAGCCAGTTGAGCGAGTCACGCACCGATCGCGACGGCGGAATACCGCCAGTCTCACTGCCCCAATTGACCGACTCAGTCTGTACCCACTGGTCAGCGGCGTCCCAGTAGAAGTGCAGCAACGGATTCCCGGATATCGTATGCGGTTCGACGCCGAACTCCCAGAACTGCATCACCTTGTGCTCCCACGACCACGCAGCCTGCATCGAGCGCCGGCTTCGCGACGCCTCGACGCCGGCGAAGCTGTCGATGAGCGGGCCCTCGGTGTAGCCGTTCCGGGTCGCGTAGTTCCGCAGCTGCTGGTGGGCTCGGTTAACCGTCTTGAACACGAGGTTGTCCCGCTCACCGACCAACTTCCGTTCGATATCGTCAAGCAGCGCTTCGCGAGCGCTGTCGGCAGGTGCATCCACGACAGTCACGGTGACACTCCCACCGAGTGGATCAGTCTGGAGTTCGACGGCAATCTCCAGCGGGACAGGTATGCTGACAGCCATGTCATAGCGTCGAGAAGCCGCTGTAGCTGGCGGTCGTGTCTTGCCAGGTTTCTTCGAGTGCTTGTTCTTTCGTCGACCGGTTTGTCAGCTGGCCACTGTCGGGAGCGCTCGTCATCTGGTCGTCGTCGAGAGCCAGCATCGTCGCCGCCTTCGCAGCGACGGCTTCAACAACGTCTGCTGGCACGCCCTCGACAAGACCGTCGTCGGTGACTGTCACGTCCTCGCCAAGCGGGCCATGGCGGTACGTGAGTCGGCAGAACCGTGTGTTGGGATCGTCCCACGGCGTGTTCGTGAACCGGCGCTCGAAGACACGGAGCCGCCGGCGGCGATAGTCCAGCGTGAAGGCCTCACCCTCTTGATCGGTGATATTCTCCCACTCGTCGCGACCGGTACGGACCTCGATGACGTCGCCCTGCGCCGGGTCAATTGGCAGTGGGTTGGCGTTGTCGAGGCTGATTGTCGCCGGGTGCCACGACACCGCGTCCTGGACGTCGTAGACTTCCCACGTTCGCGGCTCAGACGGATCACCGACCCGTTTAGGATGGAACGGCCGGTTGGTCCGATTGATCCACTTCTGCGTGGCAGACGCAACACGCGACTTCGCCCGAGTCTTGAGCGAATCCTGCACCGTATTCGGGTCGAGGTCCAGCGCCCGAAGAACGTCATCGGTGGGCGCATAGCGGACGTCAGCCATGGATCAGTCCTCGCCGTTGTCACTGGTGTCGCCATCAGCTCCCGGATCGTCGACGCGGGTGATCGTCACATCTTCGGGATCGGCCTCGCCGAGGGCGGCGTCGACGGCCTGCTCAACGGTGTCGGGGGCGAACCGCGTCAGGTACGCTGCCATATCGGTGAGCCCGGCCGTCCGAAGGTCGATCTCGTCGGGGTCCTGCCGGACGACCTTGACGACATCCGATGCCTCTGCCCGCGAGAAGCGGCCGACATACTCGTCAGTGCGCTGCTGGGAGACCGAGGCCTCGTCGTCGGGCTCGACGCCGGCGATGGTACGGAGTTGCTCGCGATACGGCGCTTCGTCGTCCGTGTCGTAGACGCGACCGGCGTCATCGAGGGTGAGTTTCTCCATGACCTTGGCGCGCTTCCAACGGTCGAACCCCTCGTAGAAGACATCTGTCGGCAGGTAGTTTCGGTCGAGCAGTGCCTCAGATAGCCGTTCGGCGTCGTACAGGACCTCGAAGTCAGACCGCGCTTCGAGAGCGTGGACGCCCATCGAGGCATTCTCGACGTAGTCCTCGTCGAGGTTCGTCGGCAGGATCGCGAAGTAGACCCGCCCCCGCTGGAACTTTGGCGGGCCGTCGTAGCCGGCCCGCTGGCGGAGGTCCTGGTCGGTCTTGACCGAGCGGTCGCCGGTGTAGCGGAACCCGACGAACTCGACATCGGCGTGGCCTTTCTCTTCGAACTCTTCAGCGCTGTTGAGCGTGATTACTGGCATGAGTCAGTGGGTGTGGTGGTATCGGTGATGGTGTCGGAGTCGATTGTCGCGACGGTCTCGACGTCGTCCTCGCGAAGCACCTCAACGACGCTGTCGGTGCCGACATCGAGGACGGTTGTCTCATCGTCGTAGACGTACAGCCGGCCGTCGTCGTCACGGGCCCAGTGGGTGCCTTGGACCTGTCGCACGAACACACGGCCGCCGATTTCGACAGTGATAGTGATGGTAGTAGTCTCAGTCATGGAGCGTTACTCTGCGAGATCGCGCAGCAGCCCGGCAGAGGCGAAGTCGCGATTGACGACCTCGTGGTGCATCAGCATGAGCGCCTGTTCGCGGTATTCACCAGTTGCGAGGTAACCCTGCGTCTGGCCGCGACCGGCCGTCTCGGTGTAGGGCTCGGTGAACTGCTCGATGGAGAGACGCGGCTGGCCACGGATCGTGTCCGTCGGGACGATGAAGATCGACGAGATATCGCCGTGCTTGATCGCGTGCTGGTTGCCGATGATCGGGATGCCGTCGTAGTCGCGATGGCGAGCCGTTCCGGAAACGCCGCGGATCGTCGACGCATCGCCGACGCTTTCGGTCCGGTTCTGGTCCATCGAGATCACGTTCCGGACGTTGTTGCGCTCCGCAGCCAGATCCGAGAGGATGCCAGCAGTGTCATGGCCCGTGAGGATCGCCGCGTCCGAGTAGACGTCGACATCGGCGAACTCGTTCATCGAGTTCAGGAACGAACTGAACAGGTCGTTGGTGAGCTGGCGAGGCCCGGACGCCCCGTTATGATCGACGAACGAGTCTGCCCACGTGTCCGTCGCTCGCTCGACACTGCCGTAGTCGAGATCACCGGCGTTGTAGGCGTTCCCGTTTGGGTCCGTGGCGTTGGCCTCTTCATCGCTTGAGGCGATCGCGCGGTCCAGTGACGTGATCGTGTCTGTGCTGTCGTAGGCCGTGTCGCCCTGCACGACGGCGTCGGCGATGCCGTCGCGGTCGATCGCGAGGTCGAGTTGCTCCTGCTGGAGTTGCCAGAACTCTTCGAACCCGACGGCGTCCTCGATAGCAGCGTAGATCTCCTGCAGGTCCGACACCTCGGCGACCGTCTCCGAGCGCTTGGGATCGAACTCAACCTCTTCGACGCCGAACGTTGTCCCCGAGGAGACGCTGCCACCCTCACTGTGGGTCTGTAGGTCGACTGGGTTCGTCGCAGCACGGAACGCCTTCGCGGTAACCGGCCCTTCCAGTGAGGCGCTGAACCGGTCGACCTGCGAGAGTGCGTTGTACCACGAGTGTTCTTGGTTGTACTGCGCGTACAACGTCGCCGTGTAGATAGCGTTGACGTGCGCTGCGGTCGAGGAGTCGTACTGCGCCCGCTGGAGCAGCCCCTCATCCCAGTCCATCGGGACGTCATTGAGCTTGTTCGATTCGAGGAAGCGGCCGGGACTGTTCCCAGCAGCGTAGGAGTGCATCGGGTGGGCACTCATACTCATTCGTTGCCACCTCCGGTGACCGCGCCGGCTTCGCCGACCGTCTTCGTACTGCCCTCGGGTGCAGTTGTGACCGTCTCATCCGTCGTCGCGAAGTCGCCCTTCTGCTCGACCGTGCCGACCAGTTCGTCTGCGAGGTCGTCATCGGTCGCGAGCTTCTGAGCAACCGCGCCCGCCATCTCATCTAGGACTTCATCACTGGTGACGGCGTCAGCAACACGCTCGTTGATGCTGGCGTCGTCGAGCATCTGGTCGGGCTCGGGATCGCGGTCGTAGTCGTCGCCGTTCATATCCGGCTGGGCCGGTGCTGGCGCACTGGTGTTCGGGCTTCCGCTGCTGTCGCCGTGTCCTTCGACGGTGACGCCAGGGACGTTCTCAGAGACCCATTCGGCGGCGGCCTCCTGGATATCCTTGCCGACGGAGTCGGCGTAGCTCTCGACGGTGTCGGCAGCATCGGAGCCACCGATCTCTTCGACGAGGTCGATCGGGTCCATTGCGTCGTCATCGCCGCCGTCTTGTTTCTGGTCGACGCCGCCGTCAGGCGTGGCGTCGGAGTCGGTACTGTCGGAGTTAGTTGGATCAGTCATATCAGTCGAAAGGGTGTCTGTCAGCGCGTTCTGGTCGACGCCGGCGACATCGCTGAACGCCTCAAGAAACGTCGATGGGTCCTGCTGCTCGGCGCTATCGGCGGCCGCCGAAAGCAGATCCAGGGCATCAGCCTCCTGTAGTGGCGTCCGATCCGCGACCGCGCCGGCCGCATCTCGCATCGCCTTCTGGTCGACATCGGAGCCTTCGACGGCGCCGAGTTTGGCGTCGACCGCATCGTCCAGATTGCGCATTCTCGTTACTACCGTCTCGGGGTCGACGTCATCGCCCGTCTGCTGGTCGGCCGTCTGAAGGATCTCAAACGGAGAGGGATCCTCAGAAAGGTCGTCCAGCACAGTCTGGGCTTTCTGGTCGACCGTGTCAGTCGAGCCGAAAAACGCCATTGTGAACCTGGCCATGGTCCCTCTCGGACGGTGGCCGACCGTCCCGTCATCGGGGAGCTGTTCAGTCAGTCTGCAGCTTTGCGAGCACAGAGTCTGGGAGTGACTCGCCAGTGCCGTCGCCAGTACCGAGCTTCTGCTCAACCTGCCCGACCAGGCTTCGGCGCCGGCGCAGTCGCCGCTGGATCGCGGCCTCCAGATGCGCGCCGTACTTGAAGTCGACAACGTCGAAATCTGCCGCGGGGTTCATCACGAGCTCCTCGTCGCCGAGCGTCACCGCATGGAGGTCACAGTCGACGGTGACACGCGTCCCGTCGGGTTTCTGATGCTCTCGGTTGGAGTACACCGTCACTGAGTAGCCGCCATAGTCACCGGTCAGACAGCGCGCCCGAGCCTTCTTGCTCATCGTGGTCTCGTTGCCGAGATTCGCAACGAGGGTGAACTCACCACCGGTGACGGCAGTCTCGTACATCGTGCCGTTGTCGGTCACCCACTCCCACAGTGGGACGCCGATCGGGACGTCGTCATGCTTGTCGGAGATGATTCCCGGCTCGCGTTCGGATTCCATGTACCGGCCGAGCGCGTCCTCGACGGCTTCCATCTGGACCTGCTGCCCCGTCCGGTCGACGATCTCGACCGACGCCGGCCCCTCGATGATGAAGTTCTCAGCGTCGAAGATCGGCTCTTCCCACTCCTCGGGGACATCCTCACGAGTGAGTCGGCGGTCTTTGATCGGGCCGCTGGCGTCGACTGTGTCGCCGACGTTGGCGGTCGGCTGGCTACTGACTTGCTGGTTGAGTACTTGAATAGACATCGTGAATCACGCCATGCAGAACGGGCACTGCTGGCCCTGTAGCTGGATCATCTGTTGGGCGATGAGGGTGTGGTTGTAGTGTCGGTCGTTTGCTCGTTGCTGGCCGGTTCAGGAGGACATCCATCGGGAGGGGGTTCGGCCGCCGGGCTGTCCGGTGTCGCGGCGCCGGCTTCGGTTGGATCGATATCTTGATCCGGAATCTGGAGTTGGCCGTCCTCGACAGTTACACGCGTGCCGGTCTTGTGTGCCAGTTCGACACCCTGCAGGACTTCCAGCGGGGAGAGTGCCGAGTCCTCGCTCTTGGGATCAACGTAGGCCAATTCCCAGTCGCAGTGGCCGTCAACCATTGCAACGATCCGACAGAGCTTGTCCAGCGCCTTGTCCTTCGTATCCTGATGGGCAGCGGCGACCGCCGAGTTGGTTATCTCGACCTGTGTGCCCTCGGCGTTGAGTCCGCCGGCGTCCGACAATTCGTTCTCGAAGGCATCCGTCAGCCCGAACATCGCCCGGATCTGGGACATGAGCCGCTCGACCATCGGCTCGCGGCCGTTCAGCCCCGACGACGCCGAGAGGTCCAGCAGTTCGATGTCGACGTCGTCCGGGTTACCCTCGTACATCAACCGGCCCTGCTCCCACGGGTTGTTGCTCTCCTCTTCCTTGAGGGAGGCCCGGAGGCTGGATCGGACATTCTTGCCGTACGCGACGAGGAATTTATCCGGCAGCTGCTGGTCGTTCTGTGGCGAGAGGTACTGCAGGTCGTAGTTGCGCGACCACTGGAGAATCGCCTGTAGCTTGATTAGCGGCCGTATCGGAGACTGGCCGTCGAGGCCGTTGCGGATCGGGAAGTGTCGGGCCCAGTCGATGACCTCGTGAGTGAGGTACAGCGTCCGGATGTCCCGCGTCGACCCTGGCTTCGTCTCGACGTAGCCGACTTCGGCGAGTTGGGAGCCACAGTGCGGGCAGACCTCAGTCGGCCTGTCGGCGTCGCCCTCAAACGTGAGATCCTCAGCTTCCCAGTACTCTTCGCGATGGGCGGGACACGTCCACCAGCCACCGTGACGGTTGTGTTCATCGAGGACCGGGAGGATCCGTGTCGGATCGGCGTGGACGAGCTCTTTCAGCGCTGTCGGCTCCCAGCACGTCATCGACTGGATCGGCCGACCGGCGACGGCGACGTCCTTGGTGACCTGCTGGTACTTGAGTCGGGCTAAAATCGTCGAGACGCCGCGATAGCTCTGGAAGTCCTCTTCGTACTTCAGCAGGCTGGCGAGGGATTGACCCTCGGCGTTGACTGACTCGACGAACGACGCCAGCCAGTGTTTTTGCTCGCGTGAGGGGCCCTCGAACTCCGTGTAGCCACAGACCGAGCAGGTGTCACGCTCCTCATCGAATTCGGTCCCGCACTCGAGACAGCGGTCGGTGAACGATGGCACCAGCACCGGGAACTGGTTCCGGTACATCTCGTCGCGGAACCGCTTGATCGTCGTCGCCAGCTCCGTTGAGTTGAGCGAGAAGCTCCGCAGGTCGATACTCCCGAACACGCCAGCGTGTGAGGCTGCCCGCGGGATCGGACCCGCCTCGCCGGCGTGATCGCCAGAGTGTGACTCATCGGTCTGGGGCGTCGATGCGATCTGGGCCGCAAGCGACTGGTCGATGTTGCCGTCGGGCCAGTCGATCGCGACCAACTCTCCGTCCTCGTCCTCGCCGAGCTTCGTCGTGCGTGGGGTGCTATCAGCCATGTGTACTTACCAGTCGAGATGTTCGAACTCGTCGTCAGTGACGTGATCAACCGAGCCATCTGGGCCCCGAGACGCGATCTCGAGCGCGTCGAAGCGGTCATCGTGACTGGCGTCGGGGAACGGCAGCCACTCCTCGCGGATGAACGACTCCCAGCGCTCGTTCTCCTCGCTCGCGACCTTGACCTGACCCTGCTGGAAGCGATTGGCCAGTGCGTTGAGCCGCTGCTCCTTGTCGCCATCCGAAGCCGTCGGCGTTACGTGGATGTCGACGTTGTCAGCGACGACGTCGGCGATCTCGTTGCCGTCGAAGTTGGACTCAACTAGCAACTCGCCGACCGGGTAGTCCGCGAGGTGGACGTCGACGAACTCCGTCGCCGCCTCTTCCCACATGTAACCCCGGTCGCGCCAGACATCGACGGCGTACTCCTGATCGAGATCGCGGTCGTACGCATAGACTGCCAGCGCCCAGTAGTCCGACTCACCGCGCTCGCTCGCCGCAAGGTTGTCAGGGTTCGCGAAGTCGAGGCCGGCGTACCACTCGTAGGCATCCCAGTCGTTGCGTGGGATCGGGTCGACGAAGCGCAGCCAGTCCAGATCCAGCACTCGCCCGACGGCAGCCTCGGGGTTCTGCTGGTTCTCCGCCTGCCACAGCCCCGTATCGCCGGCCTTCGAGACAACCTTCGTCAGGAGCGTCTCGGGCCGCTCGAAGTCGGGCCAGAGTGTCCGGAACTGCGTGTCATCAGCCGGCCGAATGCCATCGTCAATAATATCGACATCATCGGGAACGTCCCGAAGCGTGTCGTAGACGGCGCCGTCAGTCCCGTGAACGACGTACTCCTCGTTCTCGATGACGTGCCAATCCGGCGTGGCTCGCCAGACACGGGCCGACCAGCCCGGTTGCGAGACACCACGGGCGATGTGGCCGTCCCACTCGGGCGTGTTCGTCGCGAGGATCTGCTCGCGGTAGACGTCCTCGGGTGTCTTGCGCGTCCCGATGACGATGTTGACGCTCTTGTGTGGGAGGCAGGTCGCACCACGCTTGGCGGCGACGTTGTCGACGAACTCCTCGAAGTTCTCCGAAATCGTCTCACGGAGTGCCGTCGTCTGGTTGGTCAGCGTCGCGATGTCGTCGTAGATGATGACGTCGAAGTGTGATCCCGTATCCGAGGTCCGGATCGACAGCGGCTCCAGCGTCGGCTCGATGTTGGTCCGGCCGGCCTCGAGCTGGATCGTCGTCTTCGACTCGTCGTACACCGGGACATCGTAACGTTCGCACGCCTCCTCGATGGCCGCGACCGCCGTCTTCGCCCGCTTATTGGCGTGCTTTTTCTTGTGGGAGACTATCGCCATCCGGATATCCGGCCAGTTGACCGCCAGCCACGCCGGCACGACCTCGATCGTCGAGACGGTCTTCCCATAGTTGCGCGGCGCGAACAGCGCCTGGTTCTTCGGCGTCTCCGCATCCGTGACGGCGTCATGGACTGACTGGTACCAGTCCTGGAGATGCTTTGGCGGTGCGAGGATACCCTCAGTGCCAAGGTGGTCGATCGAGAAGGCCGGCAGCCACTGCTTCCGCGCCGCCGGGTCCGACAGGACCTCTGTCCATCTGTCAGTCGAACTGTTAGCGGTAGCACCGGTTGACATTCACTGCACCTCCCGAATCTCGTGACGGCACCAGTCGTGGACGACGTGCGGACTGGACGGTGGATCCTCGACGAAGCGATGCTTGGCCGTCTGCATCAGGTCGACCAGCTCATGATACGGCGTGCCCTCGTCGGGGATCTGGGCCCGGATCCACTGACAGGCCGGATGGTCAGCGTCAGGCCCGCCCCAGCGGAAGCGCCGGCCGGCGAGCCGTTCCTGACGGTAGCCACGCATCCGGGCCTGCAGGACGAGCTGGTTCAGGTGCTGGCGGGCAGTCTTGAACGCCCAGCCCCGATTGATCTCGAACCGCTCAGCCATGTCCTCTGCGATGGTGTAGATGTCCCACGGCTCGTGCTCGACGTGGGTCAGCCAGAACGCCCGGTAGTCATCTCCGGTGATCCGGTCGACGTCGTCTGGTGTTGCCGGTGGGTCAAGGGCGAATTCGCGACGGACGATTTCGGACAGGTTCTCCGTGACCAAGTCCGGCATGTACTGCGACCGGGCGTAGTCCGGCGCCTTGTTCTCGTAGCGGCCGAACTCGGCTTTCTGGTCCGGCGACGCCGCCGACATCAGGCGTGCCAGGATGTGATAGCCGAGTGGATTCATGCTCGCAGGTCCTCCGCGAGGTCTTCGATGATCTCCTGCGTGTTCTCGTCGAGGCCGTGGTCGTGGTTGTGGTCGACCTCACCGTCGACGGCGACGTCGATATCCGGCCCGAGCAGCCCCATGTCCTTGAGCCACTTCCGGTCTTCTTTCCGGAGGCGCTGCTGTGTCTTCACGACGACCGATTCGGTGTACCGGTGCTCTTCACGAGCGTCGTGTTCGGTCGTCTTGATTCGCGTTTCCTTGTCAACGAACGCATTCCCAGACTCGAGGTCCTCAGGTTTGTCGACGGCCCAGTTGTCCGAGTGGATGATCTTGATCTGGTTGATGGCGATCTCCGAGAGACGGACCTTTTCGCCGGCGACCGGCTCGCCGTTGACCTCGCGGTACTTCTTGACGTATCCCTCGAAGATGTCGTCGCACAGATCTCGAAGACCGTCGTCGATGACCTGTTGATAAAACCGGTTGTGCTCTACGTACAGCGCATGAGTCACAGCGTTGGTGTTGCCTTCGGGAGCGCCATCGCCCTCGGCGTTGTTGTTGCCTTCAGGAGCACCAGCGTCGTCGGACCCGCCATGCGTTGAGCAACGACCGTCACTGCTGTTGGTCCCCCAGCCAGCCGTCCGGTTGCAGTAGCCGACGAATCGACTGTCATCGGTCCGTCGAGCGTTGCACTCGTCGTCTGGCTGGCGCTTCGGGACGTCGCCAATGGGCTGTCCAACGAGGTCGTCTTCAGTCTGGTCCATGGGGTTGTTTGTTTCTAGTCCGCCAGACCCAGTGCTGTGAGGACGCGCTGGGCCCTGTTTGAGGGTGTGTAGCCGGTGATAAACGCACGTCGGCGGGCATCGTCCCACGGAACATCATCGCCGTCCGACGGCGTCGGAAGCGACAGGTCGACGACAGTGTCGCCCTCGGCCTTGTGCTCGCTGAGGCGCTCGTAGACGGCGTCAGAAACGGGAATGTTGGTACGACTCACTGTTTGCGGGAGTTGAGACGCCGGCGGAAGAACCGGCCGACTCTGCGAAGGACTGGTTTGAGGTCGTCCGCGACAGCGTCGTCGTCATCCGCGTCGGCGACCTCGCGAGCAGCTTCGATGAGCTGTGCGTCGGCGTAGCGATACACGAGAATGAGCGAGCACATTACGATGATGGTGGTCCCACCGACAACGCGGTTCCCGAGCGTGATCTGCTTGTATGCAAACGGTGCGAGTGCGATCAGGAGCCCGACGATAGCATCCCGGGCCTTGCGCTTGTGCTTAGTCATTGTCAAGACGGAGATCGTCCGGCGACGAGCCATTCAGTCGGTCCGCAACCTCGTCCTCGTCGATGTCGTCGTTCTCTTGGGCGAGGGCGATCACGGCGATGATGACCTCATCGACCTTGTCGGCGACGCGCTCAAGCCGGCCGTGATGTATCTCGTAAAAGAGATACAGGATCACCAGAACGGCTGCTGATGCATTTTCGACGAGAAATGAAAGTGAGACCATCACGCGCCTCCTATGCAACTGGAACTCATCGTAGGCCCGGACGGGGAGTCGAACCCCGCGCTTGTGGAAGCGCACCAGAACCGGGCAGGGCGGCCGACGTATGCCGGACAAGCTTGAGTTGGAGAAGTGCCGGCCGGTTGACGAACGATGCATCCCCTCGTCTACTGCCGCGTGGCAGTCGCTGCGTCATCGGGGATGCCGGCGTCGTCCTCCGGGACACGGATGACGGTGCCATCGAGTTCGACGCGGAACACGCGCTGGATCTCGTGGACGTCGGCCTCGACCAGCTCGTCGACGACGGACCCAGCACGGATGTCGCCCTGGAGCGTCTCGACTGCGACGCGGTCCGGCGTCGATTGGCGGACGCTCATCGTTGGACTCCCAGCGCTGCGGCCGTCGCGAAAATCTGCTTGTCGTCGGCCGTGTAGTCGTCGAGCCCTTTGAGATGCTCGACGGCGGTGTAGATGCGACGCGTGTCGACGTGGTAGCCGGCCTCCTGAAGGCGGGCGGCGAGGGCTGGCACGCGGTCGATGGCCTCGCTCGTCGACAGCGTCTCTGACTGGGATAGGCCTCGGACCGAGCCACACTCGGCACAGGTGGTTTTGGACTCGGGCATGGGCGCACAGTTAGCGACCGACGCCGGCGGCTCGATGAGGTCCTCACCGAGTACGGCCGACTCGGTCCGCCAGGACATGGAGTCCTCGTTGCCCCAGTGGTCGCGCTCGGCGATGTCTGACCGCTTGAGTCGGGCGAAACACTCACTGCAGACGGCATGGTCGTGCCAGATCATCGTCTCGAACCACCGCAACGCGTGGGCCCCAGACCGGGTCGGGTTGCGTGGAAGTGGCGCTGCCGTCGCTGTTGCTGTGTCAATTGATTGAGGCATGGATTAGAAGAGTCGCAGGACTAGTGGCTCGTCGCCGAGGGTCACCGCGGTAACTCGCCCCGACGCCGGTGTGAAATACGCTATCTTTGATACGATTCTCCAGCGATATAAACGCAACTCTGTTGTCGTGAAACGGCCAGTGATGTCCTCCCGTGGGGCTGTACGCGACATCGCATCGAGGGCATCCACGACCGCGTCGTTCTGCCGACCCCACGGTTCGAGGTCACCGGTCATACAGACAGAGTGTACGGAGGGGTTGCCTCAGGATGCCCTGCTGGCAGGTATCCTCGCCGTGCAGGGTAGCCTGGTTGATCGACATCGACGCCCCAGACCTTGACAAGGTGTCCGTCAGCGGTGAGTGTCAGCAGCCGGTCCCGCAGCGAGCCCGGTTGGAGCTCGCAGTGCATCGCGACGTGTTTGGGACGGACTCCGCCGCCGAAGGCGAGACAGTCGTCATTGTCGAGTGCCATCTGGACGGCCTTGAGGATCGTCTCGTCGGACACACTCCAGACGTGCGTCAT